ATGCTGGACTGGGTTTATCTGCACGAAAAGCCAATTCCACTAGAAATCAACGAGGTGGCGCGGAACATTCGTATGCGAACGCATTGCGAAAGCATTGCCATCGTATTGCAAGAATTCTTCGTTCGCACTGAAGCAGGCTGGGTGTCAGACCGTGTACAGCGTGAAATTGCCAAGGCTGGCGATAAAAGCCAGAAGGCTTCTCAGAGTGCAAAAGCTCGTTGGGATGCGGACGCATTGCGAACGCAATCCGAAAGCAATGCTACACATAACACAGGACCCATAACACAAGACACATTAATACCAGTAGCTAAAGCTACTTTGTCCACAGCAAAGCTGATGGCCTGTCCGCAGGAGGAAATTCTTAAACTTTGGGCAAAGCATCTGCCACACCTTGCACAGCCAAGAAGTTGGGAAGGTACCCGCAGAGCCAACACCAAGCAGCGATGGAACCAAGCCAGCAAGCCGAGCCAGTACAGCCCTGATGGTTACGAGACTGAAGCCGCAGGCATCAAATGGTGGGACAGCTTTTTTGGTTACATAGCCCGAGACACTACCCTGTCAAACGGTTTTGAGTCGCAAGGCAGGACGTGGCGGCCTGATCTTGAGTGGGTTGTGAACGCAACAAATTTTCAAAAAATCATTGATGGGAAATATTCAAAATGAGCTTTGCAAAACCGGAAAAAAAGAACGACCACGTCAACGAAGATGACAAGCTGTACTGTTCTCATGCAGGCTGTGGGAACTTGTGGTCGGTCCGCATGGAGGGATCACCGCCAAAATGCAGCTACCACCAGTGGGGAAACAAACCCAAGAACGAAGGCACGTCAACCTACAAGCAGTGGTCTGAACGTCAAAACCTTTCCGCCCCGGCGACTTCTTACTACGACCGGGAGGAGTTCTGATGGATTACTTTGAAGCAAAAAAGCTGCTGGATGAAGTGAGGGAGGGAAAACCGCACCCCCTCCACATGATCACGCTTGCCCTGCAACTGACAGGTGATCTGGATTTTGAATGATGAAGACCAACATCGTCATCGCTGTCTCGTTCGTTGGGTCATCAAAAAAAGACTACAAGATCGGATTAGCGCACACGTTTTTTTCTACGGTTCGCTTGACGACCGTGGGCGACACCAAAAGGGCTGGAACGAGATACATCCCAAGTCGAGTCTTGAAGCAGATGTTCGAGAACAGTGGGCAAAAGGTAATCGAGGTTCAGAAGGAGAATGGAAATGATCAACACCAAAATAGGGCAATGAAATGAACATTTTTGAACAGGGCAAAACCCTTTTTACGCAGAACGAATTCAATCAGGCGCTGGCTGAGGCTAAAGCCGAGATCATGGCGATCGCCGTCCACACGACCAAACAGGCCATGTTCCTTGAGCGCCGGGCCTGTGCCCAGATGCTGCTGGACATGGCCGACAATGAGGATGAGGGCGCTGTCTGCACGGCTTTGCGCAGTGCAGCCGACCAGTTGGTCAACCGTGTACCGGTGCAAAACCAATGATGCAAATTATGTTCACCATTCCCGGCCCGCCCCACGGCAAAGGCAGGCCAAGGTTTGCCCGGCGTGGTAACTTTGTTGCGACCTACACCGACGCCAAGACCAGCAGCTACGAAGATCAAGTACGGTTTTATGCACTGCAGGCAATGGGCAGCAGCAAACCGCTAGAGACGGCGCTAGAGGCCGCAATCTACATCAGGCTATCAGTGCCTAAGTCTTACCCCAAAAAGCGCGTAGAGGCCTGTTTGAACGGCACGGAGTGGCCATGCAAGAAGCCTGATTGGGACAACGTGGCCAAAAGCATCTGTGATGCGATGAATAGCATTATTTTTGTTGACGACAGCCAGATCGTTGAGTGTCATGTCCGCAAAGTGTATGCAGCGACCGCTGGTGTAGATGTTTTGATCAAGGAAAAAGAATGACACCGATGAAAGTTAAGTGGTTTGAGGGTCGCAAGGGCAAGATTGGTATTGCCAAGGTCCAGACCGAGGACGGTGATACCGAGTACCGGATTGGTACGGTTGACGGGTTCCTTGAGCACATGGACGTCCAGCAGGTTGTGGCATGGGGCGTCTGGTTCCCCATCGAGGCCGGCGACGCATTATTTCCGGAGGGCGTATGACAGAAAAACTGATAGACCCCATGGCTGCGGTTGACTTCATGATCGCAAAGTCCAAGGCCTACGCGCAGGCCGAGGCCAACAAAGTCTATATGGAAGAGCTCCGGAAGACCATCAAAGCAGAGCAGATGATTGAGGCTGAGTTGCGAGATCACAAGACGGCCGCCATGCAAGAGCGCGAGGCGTATGCCTCACCCAAGTACAAGGAGCATTTAAAGGCCCTACAACAGGCCGTAGAGGTCCGCGAGGAGCTGCGGTGGATGCTGATAGCCGCGCAGGCTAGGATTGAAGTTTGGCGATCGCAAGAGGCCAGCAACCGGGCCGAAGGCAAGGCCACGATATGAACGAGGACGAAGAGTTTGAGCGCATCAGCCACGAACAAAAATACACCCGAAGAGACAAACGTATTGACCAAGACAAACGGGTAGGCGAGCCGTTATCGGTCACTTACTCAATCAAGCTGACCCAGAGCCAGAGGATTACATTGATGAGGCTTGGACCGGAGTGGATCAGGACTCAGATTGACGCCGCGAAGGTGAGCAGATGACAACGCTGGCTGAGAAGAAGCACATGGGCCGGGTAGCCGAGTTAGGCTGTGCTGTCTGCCGCAGGATGGGGTACGAAGGGACGCCTGCTGAAATACACCATCCTCGCAGCGGGGTCGGCATGGCACAAAGGTCAAGTCATATGAATGTATTGCCTTTGTGCCCACAACATCATCGTGGTAACATGGGCATTCATGGAATGGGCCGCAAAGCGTTTGAGGCTTACTATGGCTACACCGAAAAGGACTTGCTTGATGACGTTAAAGCCGCACTTGGCCTTGCCAAATGAAGAATTTAGGGATGTTCCAAAATTTGAGGGTTTCATTGCAGCCTCAAATATGGGTCGCATCTATTCATATCCTCGGTGGGTTAAGAAATATTCCGCATTGATGGGCAAAGTTGTGTACCAAAAATATGAGGGTCGGTTACTGTCCCAGTACGACCGGGGCGGCTACATGACCGTCAGATTTGGTGTTGAAAAAAAGAAGTTCACACAGCTTGTTTCAAGGCTTGTGTTGATGACTTTCGACCGTGAGCCAAAAGAGCACGAGATGGCTTGCCATAACGACAGCAACCCAACCAACAACTGCATTGAGAACCTTCGCTGGGACACGCAAACTGGGAACATGAAAGACCGAACGGACAGGAAGCTCTACAAACGCGGCGAAGACCACCACGCGGCAATCGTACCGGTTGAACTTGTTGACCGCTTGCAGGCTGGTTTAATCAGCCCCAGTGAGGCGGCAAAAGAGTACGGCTTTAGATACGCTCACCTATGGCGAATTGCCAAAGGCCATTGCTGGAAACACAGGTTAGGGTTTGTCCCTATAAAAATAATTTGAAATAGTTGGCGTATCGTGTAATTTGGCCTTACACTAGCATCACTGCAATCAAGCAGGTAACACAGAAAGACCAGCGACATGAACATCACCATCACCCACGACGTCGACACCCTCGGCGCTCTCCTCGCCCAGATCGCAGCCCTGACCAAACAGGCCGACGCCATCAAGGACGGCATCAAAGATTCCGCCAGCATGGGCGGTGACAAGGTTGTTGAGGGCGACCTCTTCAAGGCCACCTACATGGAGTCCAACCGCTCCACAGTCGACAGCAAGGCCCTGTTCGCAGAACTGGGTGCCACTGCCGAGCAGATCGCTCGTCACACCAAGACCACCGCAGTCTTCAGCGTCAAGGTCACCAGCCGCTAAACCAACCGGGGCTTCGGCCCCACAGGAGAACACCATGATCTACACAGTAAAAATTTTGAGCGAAAAAAACATCACCTCGGAGCATCAGGTCGAGGCACCAAGCGCACAAGATGCTATCGACATCGTGGTGGATGAGGCACCGTTTGTAATCTCTGAAGTGTGGTGTGACAACATCCACGATTGCCTGTGATGACTGATTACGCCAAAGGCTTTGACCACGGGTGTGACTACATCGTGGCGGAGATCGAGCGTTGGATCAAAGAGCGGGAGCACGAGCCTCGGATCACCCAGCCACTGGTAGCCCTGCTGGCCCATCTCAAGATGGAAGACCCTAAAAAACAGTCAAGTATTTCTTGATGTGTAATTTGCGGTTACACTAACATCACGGTCAACGAGACCGGTAACACCAAAGGATAGCGAAATGACAAACGAAATTGAAACCATCATCAAGACCGAAGACAACGTCCGTGTCAGCATTGACTCATGGGATGAAGGCGGTGCTTGGCTGCACCTGTCAATGAGGCACGGGACTGCGTCTGCAATTCTCACTCGTTCAGAGGCCGAGCAACTGCTGGCTGGCCTGCAACTCATCTTGGCTCAAGAGGTGACAGCATGAGCGACACCGAAATTGTCAACAGAAAAGCAATCGACCTGCAAATCAAGCAGGCAATTGCTAAACGCAAACACCGTTCTGAGGGAGTGTGGCTTGCCAAATCGTTTGAGGAGGCCGAGGCTAACTCAAATCTGTTTGCCAAGGCCCGTACACCAATTGGCACCAAAGATCGCAACAGAGACCTATCTAGAGCCTTTGACAGGGTAACTAACTCACGGGGGAACCGAACATGACATGGCCCTTCCCAACCCAACTACCCCCGAACCGGCCTGTACCGCCGATGCCGTTTAACCCTGATAACTTTGAGGATGCACCACTATGAGTGGCGGACACTTTAACTATAAGCAGCACACGTTGCTTGACATGGCAGATGACATAGGCAGTCAGATTCTGACCAACGACAGCACCGAAAAGAATGAGTGGGGCGACAACATTGGCAACCGCTACAGCCCAGAGACTATTGCTGAGTTTGAGAAAGCTGTGAAGGCTTTGAAACTAGCCTATGTTTACGCACAGCGAATCGACTGGCTCTTGTCCGGTGATGATGGAGAAGACAGTTTTCACAAACGGTTACAAGCACAACTTGGAGAATTGAAATGACAACACAACCAGAAGCCTTGCGGTTGGCTGATGAACTCAGCAAGTCACACCTGAACCACCATATCAATCACGCCGCCGCCGCCGAACTTCGCCGACTCCATGAGGCGAATCAGGAGTTGCTGGCGGAGCTTCAAACAATACGCGATTTATATGAGTAAGAAACAAGTTGCGGTGAGCTTGCAAGCCGCTTATATGACGCCCGAAACATCTCAATCTTCGCAATCAACAAAGCAGAAGGAGAAGCCAAATGAAAGACGATGAGATTGAAGACCTGTTCAAGTACGGCTGGCTCGACACCGCCGTGGCAATTCTCCTTGCGTTGCTTGCGATTGCGGCGCTTTTCTTTATGGCGGGGTATTTGACATGAAAACGACACTGAACAAAATTAGGGCGCACAGCCCTTGCACGGATGGATGGGAGAAGTTGTTAAAAACCTTGGGCAAGACTAAGGCAGACGACGAACCGCTGGCGCTGACCGCTATCCTTGAGTCCAACGGGATTGATGATGCCCTGTGGTGTCTACGTGCTGTGGACGGACATGAGCGTGAGATGCGTTTGTTTGCGGTGGATTGCGCCCGGAGTGTGCAGCACCTGATGACTGACAAACGCAGTCTTGACGCACTGGATGTGGCTGAAAGATTTGCCAATGATCTGGCTACGCAAACAGAGTTGGCTGCTGCGGATGCTGCGAGGGTTGCTGCGTGGGCTGCTGCGGATGCTGCCACCACTGCTGCGTGGGCTGCTGCGTGGGATGTTGGGTGGGCTGCTGCGAGGGTTGCTGCGTGGGCTGCTGCGGCTGCTGCGGGGGATGCTGCGTGGGATGCACAAGCCAATCTGTTTATCTTGATGTGTGAGGGATGCTATGACTAAAGACGACATTGACAAGATGTGGGGGCAAGCCCTCAACGAATCCATCAAAAACAATGAAGAATTCACGCGATACCGCTTTGCCAAACTTGTTGCCGCCATTGTTGCCGAGCGTGAGCGTGAGGAATGCGCGAAGTTTATTGAGTCAACAGACCTTAGCTCCTTACCAGCCCAAACCATGAGGTTTTACGCCTTGCTATTAAAAGAAATTGCTGCCACTATCAGAGCAAGGGGAAACAAATGAGCCGCTTACTTTTTGCCGCCGCCCGTAAGGCGAGGATACAGCGATTGATGCAGTGCCCACATCGTTGGGAAAACTATCAACTGGTGGCCCCTTTGCGCGCTTCCGACGAAGACCGCATCCACCCGGATGACGAACATTTGCAGTACGGCCCGATCAGCACGGAGTTACGCAAAGCCGCAGAGACCATCGCGGAAAAAGCGTACTTACAAGACTTACTAGGCCACTACGGCATTGCCGCGATTGACGATTACCTATCACGGTCAGACGAATTTGGGTATTGCTGGGACAAAGCCATGAACGCAACCGCTATGCAGAAGCAATTATTTCTTTTAATCTTGGCCGAAGCACTGGCCGATGAGGGGATGTGATGGACAGAGAACTACTTGAACTTGCGTCTAAGGCTTGTGGGCTGGAAGAGGCTGAGTTTAACCAATGGACCCCGCTTGAAGACGACGGCGATGCGCTGCGGCTGGCGGTGAAGCTGAAGATACCAATGCAATTCCCAGACTGGGCAGACCTTACGCGCACATGGGCCAGTAAAGACTGTCTGGACGCATTTGACGAGCCTCACGGCACAGACCCCCTTGCCGCAACCCGCCGCGCCATCACCCGCGCAGCAGCAGAAATTGGAAAGGCAATGCCATGACAGGATTTGATTCAAAGCGCCAAGCAGCGCAGGACAAGCTGAACGATGATTCCGACACGCTGACCATTGTGTACCAGCAAGGTTTTGCAGATGGCAAGAGGTCAGAGCAGCGCAAGCCGCTGACGGAGGAGCTTGTGTACAAACTGTGGGATAAAAAATACCGGTCGTGGATTGGCGGAGAGCAGTTCGAATCAATCGCCCGAGCCATTGAAGCCACCCACAACATCAAGGAGGGGACATGACTGACACCATGCTTTTCGGCATTTTGAAAATGCCGTTTGAAATGGCAATGAAGGATGAAATCTCACGCCTCCAGTATTACGCTAGGGTGCAGGAGTTGGTTGGGAGGTTTGAGGCACAGCAGCAAGCCGAGCCGGTGTTGCAGGAAATCGAGCAGTACAGGATGCAGATGGCGGGTATCAGTACAGCCGCAATTGGCTACTGGAAAGAAGGTGATGGCATTCATCCAGACTACGACACCTTGGCCCTGCGTGATGTTGCCAAACTTTACGCAAAGTATGACGAGCTTTACAAGGCGCAGCCTGAGCAGCAAGCCGAGCCGGTGGCAAAGTTGTTCGGGAGTCTGCCTGTGTATGACACCACCCCACCCCAGCAGCAAGCCGAGCCGGTGCAGGAGCCTTATGAATCTCCATACAACCCGAACGCGGTTGAGTATCAATACCATTATCCAGATGGTTCGTGGAGTTGCTCTAACGGAGAAGTAATAAATGGAATGCACCCAGATCGCGCACGATCACTTTACGCATTGAAAGACAACACATGATGGACATTCTGAAACGCATTGACCAAGCTCAACAATTCTGCAAGTTCTACGCAGACGGCGCGTATTCTGTAGAAACAGCACAGTGGAACCATCACATAAACCCAGAGTTTATTGAGGATATCCGCCAGTACATTGAATCACTGCAACTCAAGCTGATGCACTTACAAACACAGCAAGCCGAGCCGGTGCAGGAGCGCATTACCCACATAACGTGGGATGGGCGAGGAGTGCGAACGGTTAACGGAATTCCTGATGATGCACCCCAGCGCAAAGAGTTATCCGCAAGTGAAATCCTGAACATGATGCCAAGCGCCATCCCTGCCGAATACGACGGCCCACTGATGGAATTTGCCCGAGCAGTGGAAGCCAAACTAAAGGAGCGCAACGCATGACTGATTTTGTACAGGATTTTATTGACGGCTTGGATAAAACAACCGAAACAGGCTTTGCTGAAGCCTTGTTGATTGCCATCTCCAACTTGAGAGACGAGAAGGGTTTGCTGTTAAGTTTCAAGCTGAGTGACGACTTTAATCAGCAGGTGGACTTTGCAAAACAAATTGCTCGGATGATGATTAAAGAGCGCAACACATGAACGAATCATTGACCGAAAAGGTTGTAATTGCTACAATGTTCATAGGGTTTGTGGTAGTGATATGCCTGTTGCCCGACCTATATTAGCGAAATGAAAGCGAGTCGGTTACATCAAACAATACGGAGAGAGAAAATGGCAGAACGAATTTACATTGTCAACAGTGCCCAAGGCACGCGACTAGTCAAAGCCAACCTGCGCCAGCAGGCCCTGAGTCACGTCGCCAACAGCACATTCACGGTCCGAGTAGCGACTCAAGATGATCTGGTAACCCAGCTCACGGCCGGAGCCAAGATCGAGCAATACAAGGCCGAGGATGGCGAGCAGCCCGGGGATTGATCCGGAGATCCATGTGACCTTTAGCCCGGATTGGACCGCGTGGATCAAAACTAACACAACCGCCGGTGTAAAGCCTGACGTCATATTTGGCATACTCCTGCGGCATGGCTTCGCATACGAGTCAATACGGAAAGAGATCGGCTACACACCAAGTGTGCCGCTACACAAGCTGTTAAACCCTCACCGAGCCCCGCACGAGTTTCTGCCAAATTACACTAGCAAAGGGTTCCAGAAATTTCCTGTGCCTGAGCCGCTGTTTGACAAGATGTTGCATTTTTACAATGAGAACAAAAACACCGAGAAAGATGAGCACGTCGAGGGTTTCATCTCAAATGAGTCACACAGTAAACCAAGCACGACCATTGAGCTGCCGGACGCGCTTCGCAAAGAGATCCACGACACCCTTAGCCCGTTAGTGGCAACATGGAGCGGCAAGGCCGTAGACCCAACCTATGTGTACGGCATTCGTGTGTACAAAGACAAGGCAGTCCTCAAGCCCCACAGAGACAGGATAGAGACCCACATCTTTGGCGTCATCATCAACGTCGATCAGGACGTGCGCGAGGACTGGCCATTGATAATCGAGGATCACGCCTACGAACCGCACCAGATCCTGATAGCACCCGGCGAGATGGTCTTTTACGAATCCGCCCGTTTAAAGCACGGCAGACCAATACCGCTAGAGGGCAACGCCTTTGCCAATGTGTTCTGCCACTTTACACCTAGCGATTACAAATCACCAAGTATCAGGTACGATACGCCCAAATCAACGGACGAGGATTAAGGTCATGCCAGAAACCGCCGCAAAGACATCAAAACGCGCTACAGCAGCCCAAAAGCCTAAAGCCAAGGGTAAGGGTGCTGTTGAACAGGAAAACGTCTCTAAAGCCCCAAAAAAGACAGGAAGGCCAAGTAAACAGACGCCTGAGCTTACGCAGGAGATCTGTCATCGCATCAGCACAGGAGAGCCACTGCTCCAGATATGCAAGGATGAGAGGATGCCAGACAGGCGGACGTTTTACGATTGGGTGGAGCGCGATGACAGTCTTTCCGCTCAGTTCGCACGCGCACGCGAGGAGGGTTGTGACGCTATGGTTGAGGACTCCCTGTCTATCACGGACAACGAGCCGCTGGCCGTTTTTGATGAGGCAGGAAACAAGCGTTACGACTCAGGCTCGATTGCTTGGAACAAACACCGCGCCGAGCACCGCTTGAAGCTGGCAGCCTGCTGGAACCCTAAGAAATACGGCACTAAGGTAGCGTTGGGCGGCGACCCCAACAATCCCATCAAGATTGAGGCGCAGGTGGAGGCCGACAACTTCCTTGCGACGATCATGAAGAACGCGGAGCTCAAGAAACAAGTCTCGGCCAATGAGTGACATTGCGGCAATCGTCTCGGACCCGGAGGTCCAGAGGCACCTAGCGGCTGCAAGCCCCGAGTACAGACTGGCGTGGGCGTGGCGCATGAGCTGGTTCGCTACCCAGCACAAGCATCAGATCCTGCCGCCCGGAGACTGGTGGTCTATCTGGCTGATGCTGGCTGGACGTGGAGCCGGGAAGACCAGAACGGCTGCCGAGCAGATAGCTTGGTGGGCTTATGAGCAGCCCGGCACCCGCTGGCTGGTAGCTGCGCCTACCTCGGCTGACGTCCGAGGAACCTGCTTCGAGGGCGACTCCGGCTTGCTGACCGTCATCCCCAAGAGCTTAGTGGCTGACTACAACAAGACTGCCCACGAGCTGCGTCTGCACAACGGGTCGCTGATTAAGGGTATACCCGCATCCGAGCCTGAGCGCTTCCGGGGGCCACAATTCCACGGCGGATGGTGTGATGAACTTGCGGCGTGGGACTATATACAAGAGGCTTGGGACCAGATCCAGTTCGGCATGCGGCTGGGCAAGCGCACCCGGATGATCTGCACTACAACCCCGCGCCCGAAGGATCTGATCATTGAGCTGCTAGGCCGGGAGGGTGACGACGTGGTGATGACTACCGCCTCGACCTACACCAATCTGGCCAATTTGTCGGAGAACTTCCGCAAGCAGATCTTGAGCTACGAGGGCACGACTCTCGGGAGACAGGAGATTTACGCCGAGATCATTGACCCCGAGGAGGGCGGCATAGTAAAGCGGGATATGTTCAAGCTCTGGCCAGCCGGCCGGCCGTTCCCGAAGTTTGAGTACATCCTGCAGAGCTACGACGTGGCCACCTCGGAGAAGGCGCAGAACGACCCGACCGCCTGCATCACGTTTGGCTGCTTCAAGCCACAGGACGGCCCAATGGCGGCCATGGTGATCGATTGCTGGCAGGAGCGCATGATGTACCCTGACTTGCGCCCCAAGGTGATTGAGGAGTACGAGACCGTCTTCGGTGAGGGCAAGGACCGCAAGCGGGTTGACCTGCTGCTGATCGAGGACAAGAGCGCCGGGATCTCCCTGATTCAAGACCTCCAGCGTGCCCACCTGCCTGTGCGAGCCTACAACCCGGGCAGGGCAGACAAGATGCAGCGCCTGAACATCGTGTCCAACATCATCGCCCGTGGCCGGGTGTGGATCCCTGAGTCTGACCACCGTAAGGGCTACGTCAAGGACTGGGCAGAGGGGTTTGTCTCTCAGATCTGCTCGTTCCCCGAGACAACCCATGATGATTTGGTGGACGCATGTGTTGATAGCTTGACTCAGGTGCAGATGGTTGTTGGCACGAAAGCGATCAAGGACGTGCAGGTAGGTGACATGGTAATGACCCCCGCAGGGCCTCGGCGGGTGACTGCCGTGCATGACAACGGCATCAAGGAGATTTGGAACGTCAACGGCCTGCTGGCCACGGCAGAGCACCGGGTGATGACCCAAGACGGCTGGTTGAGGGTTGACTGCTTGAGTCAATCAGTCCACAATGTATACCTTTACAAGGATGCATCATGGTTTTCAAATCAAGTGGCGCTGTTGTCGAGTCGGTGGTCTTCAACGGTCGCAAGTACAACCGCTACCCTGAGAGCAATAACCCGGCGCACCGGCGCTACTTTGCAAGGGCTGGCCACCGGCTTCACCGCGACGTCTGGAAGCACCACAACGGGCCAATTCCTGCGGGCATGCACGTCCACCACATTGACGGCAACACGGCCAACAATGACATCGGCAACTTGGCCTGCGTCACAAACAAGCAGCATTGGGATGAGCACCGGGCGCAGGCATCTGAACGCAGCAGACGGCCAGAGCAGCTTGAGCACCTCAGCCGGATCCGCGTCACCGCAGCCGACTGGCACAGGTCAGACGAGGGACGGGCATGGCACAGAGAGCACGCCAAGGACTCTCTGGCAAAGACTTGGGGCAAGCCTAAGTCGTACTACCCGGCCCCTTACAAATGCGTCTGGTGCGGTTTTGACGGCATTGCCAAAGTCCCCACGCGGAAGAAGTTTTGTTCACCCGCCTGCCAGAACTCCGAGTCAAAGCACCGCCTTGGTAAAACAAGTTACGAACACCCATACCATGCGTCATGTGTTCGACCTGACGGTGGAGGGTGAGCACTGCTACTACGCCAACGGGATCTTGGTTCACAACTGTACTCAGGCCCTGCGCTACCTGCGTGACGCCGGGTGGCTGGACATCGACCCCCCGCCTGACGACGCATGGGACGAGGACGACTATGTGGACAGCGGCAAACAAAAAAGAGCTAACCCCTATGCAGCTTGATAAATCTGTGGTAGAGTGGGGCTGTTGCCGTAGGAAGCGACTACTTGAAAGCCGTTTACTCATGCCTCTTCCACCTGATGGTGGTTCCTACAGGGGGCAGCAGTAAACGGCTTTTTTGCGTTTAACCGTTAGGCGTGAGTGGGTCTGCATTGAAAACCGCGCCAGTCAAAGCATTCTTCCCCGTTTGTGATTTGACTGACTGACCCCCATAAGGGGTCCGTACTCCACACGATAGCAAGCGTTCAACCTGACGGCGTGGAAGCAAAGGGTTACACGGTATGTCTATGACTAGGGGGCAGTTCCCGAACAATCCGTGCGGCTGGTCACATCATCAAGCCGAGGGGTAGACGGTGCCCAACCCGTCACATGATGATCCTGCTTGACAGGGGTGAAGCACCTTCCCTCTCTGCTCCTTCTTGGGGTAGGGGGGTCTTTGGGTGAAATTTAATGAATCCCGGGGGTTTGATGTATCTGCTCAATCCAAAGAAAAACAAGTCGGCCGCTCATTACTGGGACGGCCGGGACACGTTTTGCCGGTTGTTCAGCACCGGCGGTCTGACCAAACGCAAGCAAGAGGTCTTCAACGACCCGATGGGCAAGCCTATTTGCTTAATGTGCCAGAACGTCCAACAAAGGATGACCATGCAAACTGAACCCCTAAAGGTCGAAGTGTGCGCCAACCGGTTTGAGTTGATCAGCCGATGGGGCCAACCTGTGGATAAAGTCTGGGCTCATGATATGCTTGAGCGCTGGTTAGATCAGCGATTGGAAGCGCCCAAAGATTATGATGCACCCAGCGAAAGGCCCCAGCATGAATAGCAAGCCCCTGCCCAAGATCCAGTCATTCCTCAAAGAACTGAAACGTAACCAGCCGGCTGGCAAGAAGCAAACCCTGCAAGAGTGGTCAATGGCTGGGGGCGGAGTGCCGACGCAGTACAAGGGCCGGGAGCACGTCTGGCACGCCAAGGTGAACAAGTTTGCCGCTGGTGGTGAGGTCAAGATGGCCGGCGGTGGAGATCCACGAGGCGAGATGAAGGCATATGACCCTACCATACGGGAACGCATGGCTGATGCGCTCCAGCGGGGCATAGAGGGCCTTGGCGGCAACCGTTACAAGGCACGCCAGAATGCTCAGACTTTGATGGGCGGTCCAAGCAGCAATCTGCCAATTAACTTAGGGATTGCTGACGTCGTCCCCTTTTTGGGAACTGCCCTTGGCGTTGACGAGGGGGCCAGAGACCTTGGTTATGCCTATGACGCTGTCAAGCGGGGCGACTACGTTGACGCAGCGGCCAATACGGTTGGCGCAGCGGCTGGCCTGATTCCCGGTGCGGCTGGCACGATCAAGGGGGCAAAGGCTGTTGGTCGTGGGGCTCTTGACCTAGCAAAGTCAGACGCCGCCTACAACCTCTCTCAAAAGGCCCTAGCGTCCCCTGCGCTGGCTGCTGTACGGCCAATGAACGTCGTCAAGCCAACGGGCGGGAACTTCCTGACCGGGCGGACTGAGAAGGACCTGACGCCTTTGAAAACGCGAACAATTGCCGGGGAAACGCCCGCCCAAAGAATACCAAAGCATGAGGAGCTCCTGAAAGACCCCTCGCTCAATCAAGACCAGCTTGACAGAGTTCGATACCAATTAGACGTTGCCAAAGGTGAAGCTGCCCTTGATAAGTGGGTTGACAGCAACCTGACCAACTACGTCAAGAAGCAGATGGGCACGCCTGATGATCCGGTGCGCAAGCTGGCCGAGCAGGGCATCACGCACAAACCCGGGCTTGTAGATGAATACGACTTTAACTCTTATGATCCAGTAATGTGGGAGCAACGCAAACTGGCGGGATTTCCCGAAGAGGGGATTGGCCAATCTCCAATGGCCAGAACTTGGGAGCAGGCTTCTGATGCCTCAATTATATCGCACCGGGCTGGTGACATTCAGGAAATGCCAGAAAAGTTTGCTAAACGAGAAGCGGCTAAAAACAAACTATTTTCGGAGCAAGATGACATTAATAAAAAATACATGCAAAAACTTGAAAATGCTGGGTTTAATAGTGAAGAAAGAAATTTGATATTTCACACAACTACGCTTGCTGAAAAAGCACAAGCAATTAAAGGTAAAAATTATTTATCAATGAGTGATGAAGTTCGTTCTCTTTCCGTTCCGAAAATGACCGAATACATGGAGTTAAGTCGTGAAAACCCGTGGATTTCTAAATTAGACCCAGAAACTCAGTTGTACGAGACGGGCACTTACGACCTTGGCTTTGACCACATCATGGACGTGTTGCGTGAAGATGTAACTGCCGGTCGCATCCGCCCAGATCAACTCAACAAAGTCAGCATGGAGCAGGCCGTACGCCGTACCTACGAGTACGACCAAGAACTTGCAGCCAAGATGAACGCCAGCAGGGCGGCTGCTCGAGAGGGTCTGCCCACCTACAAAGAGTATCCTGAAGGATACAAGTGGATTGAACTCAACAAACCCGGTGCATTCGCGCAAGAGTCCGAGGCCATGGGACACTCAGTCCGTGGCTACGAGCCGCCCAAGGGCCATCCTGACTGGTCTGAGGGCTCTGGTGACGCAGGTAGCTCAGGCTACGGCCACGGTGGCTGGGAGGCTATCAAGAGCGGCAAGGCCAAGGTGTACTCGCTGGTTGATTCCAAGGGTGCGCCTCACGCCACGGTTGAGGTTAAAACAAAAGGCGTTTTAACTGATAACGATTTCGGGGCAAATGATGCAAGGATTGTTGAAGGCCGTGGTGATTTTGGAGAGCGTGGTTATAGAACAACCGACAATCAATTTTTTGAAACATATGCCGATGCCGTAAGTCATGAAAAAGCTATACAAAAACCAACTCCAAAAGAATTAGAAGAGCCACCAAGCATCACCCAAATCAAAGGTAAACAGAACCGCGCACCCAACGAGGAGTACCTGCCCTACATCCAAGACTTCGTGAGGGGCGGCAAGTGGTCTGATGTTGGGGATATACAGAACACTGGAATGCGAGCAACCTCATCGGTGTTTAGCGATGCCGAGCTTCGAATGCTGCGCGAACGTGGCGAGACTGACATCCCCCATATCCTTTCTGGAGAAGATATCCAACGGCTTCACAATATCATCGTTCCAGAAGGCAAACGTCTCAAATACGATGCCAAAGGCAACATCATTGGCAGTGACGAAGGTTTTGCCCACGGCGGTGCAGTCCATATGGCCGGTGGTGGTGCAATCAAAGCCGCGTTGGCCAAGTTGGGCAAGTTTGCAACCGAGTCCGACCTGAAGGCCATCAAAGAGGCTGGCCAAGCTGCTCACGAGCAGGACGCCTTTATCCGCGCAGCCAAGAACGCCGAGATCGAGGAGAAACTGAAGTCAATGCCAGCCCGCTCCAAGGCCGCAAATATTGAGATGGGCATGTATCACCCAGTGGGAGGAGGAGCCAAGCTGTCCAAACCCTTTGAGGCAATGCACTCAACCCGAGTAAAAAACCCAGTGGTTAACACGCCCAAAATCAAGATCTTAACGCCTGAAGATTTGTATCGCGAGAAGGCTGCTTTTTACCCATTGGTAGGCGACAAGGCCGACACCGGAACTTTTTTGACGCACATTGGCGAGAAGGAGCTTGAAGTCCCCGTTGGTTTAGGCGGAGGCCCGCGCTACATGGACGTCAACTACAACCCACAAAACCGAGCACAAAGTTCTGCTTGGGAGTCTGGCACTGGTCGAACCACGGCTTTAGGCAATCAAGCTCAACGAGCAGGTGAAAGTGGCAACCCTGTTTTTGGAGTTTATACCTCTGGGTCTGGGACAAACACCGATTTTAACGTTATGGGAACCAATGCGGTATTGCAGCAACTCCCGCAAAGCAAGTTTACAAAAAAGACTGAAAAAGCGTTTGACGCTGAAATGAAATCTATTTACCCAAAATGGCCGGGTGTGCGAAGCGAAAACGCTACCGATCTTTTAATGGACAAAAGTCAAGGCGAGTTGCGCAAATCATTTCTTACCTTAATGGGCAGCGAACCGTACCAAAAAGCAGGGTTGCCAGACATCCCGGCAACACGCAAAGCAATTATGGATCCTCAGTTGTACAACACCCCAACTAATGAGTCAGGATTCAGAATTGCTCGCATGGACCCAACTGGCCGTATTGTTGAAAATCCATTGCACCCGTCTGACTATCCAACGGCCATGGCTGGGGAACTTGAAGGCCAATTAAACATGGGCATGGACTACAAAGATATGTTTAACACACACTTTGCAAACCGACGCTTGTTGAGCCAGCCAGAGTCGGGCGATTACTACTCATTTTCTCGCGCCCATCCAATCCAGTACGCCGATCAAGAATGGCTTGACAAGATTATGAAAGCGCAAGAAGCAAAAAACAAACTTATCAAGACCGGCAAATATGCCAAGGGCGGCAAAGTAAAACCGAAAGGCGGTCTTTCCGCAGCAACTAAGTCGTTCAGCAACAACGACTGACTAAGGAATTAATATGGCAACCCAGTTCCCAATCGACCCAGAATTCAACCGCTTTATCGGCGGCAACCCCGATCAGGACGTTGAGTCAGGGGATGAAGAGGAGCAGCAGCTTGTTGACATGCCTGAGATGGACGATGCCGAACTGGAGGAGCTGCCAGACGGCAGCGTGGTGGTTACGCTGGACACCAAGGGCCCAATGGAGGACGAGGATTTCTACCAGAACCTGTCCGACAGCGACCTAATCCAAGACATTGACCTCGGCGCTATGGCCCTGCGCTACATCGAACTGGTGGAGAAGGACAAGGACGCCCGCAAGCAGCGCGACAAGCAGTACGAAGAGGGCATCAAGCGCACCGGTATGGGCAACGATGCTCCGGGCGGAGCCAATTTTAATGGCGCGTCCAAGGTGGTCCACCCCGTGATGGCCGAAACCTGCATTGATTTTGCTGCCCGGGCTATCAAAGAGATGTTCCCGCCTGACGGCCCAACCAAAACCAAGATCTTGGGCGACGTTGACGAGGAGAAAACCGCGATCGCCGAGCGCAAGCGCGACTTCATGAACTGGCAGTTGACGGAACAGATTGAGGAGTTTCGAGACGAGCAGGAGCAAATGCTGACCCAGCTCCCGCTTGGCGGCTCGCAGTACCTGAAACTCTGGTACGACGAGAAGAAGCGCCGACCATGCGCCCAGTTCCTGCCCATTGACAACGTCCTGCTGCCCTACGCGGCCGGCAACTTCTACACGGCAGAGCGGTTTACCGAGGTGGACGACATCTCCGACTGGGACTACAAGCGCCGCATTACTTCCGGCCTGTACCGCGAGACCTCAATGACCCGTGCCACCATGGATCCGGAGATGACCGGGTCGCAGAAGGCTACGAACAAGGTTGAGGGCAAGTCTCAGAACGACAACGAGGACGCCGTGCGGCGGGTGTATCACATCTACACATGGCTGGAACTGGACGACGACCCCGTCACCAAGGGCGAGATGGCCCCGTACATCCTGATGATCGACGACCTGTCTACGGAAGTGATCGGCCTGTACCGCAACTGGGAGGAGGGTGACGAGACCTACACCAAATTGGACTGGGTTATTGAGTTCAAGTTCATTCCATGGCGTGGTGCATACGCCGTTGGCCTGCCACAGCTCATTGGCGGCCTCTCAGCGGCCCTTACAGGCTCTTTGCGGGCCTTATTGGACTCTGCCCACATAAACAACGCTGCGACGCTCCTGAAGCTCAAGGGCGGAAAGATTTCTGGCCAGTCCCAAGAGATTGAAGTCACGCAGGTGGTGGAGATTGAGGGTGCCCCGGGCGTGGATGACGTGCGCAAGATGGCCATGCCCATGCCGTTTAACCCGCCATCGCCAGTGCTTTTTGAGCTTTTGGGCTGGTTGACCAACGCTGCCAAGGGTGTTGTGACCACCGCCGAGGAAAAAATTGCTGATGTCAACAGCAACACCCCGGTTGGCACAACTCAGGCGCTAATTGAACAGGGCGCGGTTGTTTTTAGCTCTATCCATGCCCGTTTGCACGAGTCTCAAGCTCGCGTGCTCAAGATTTTGAGCCGAATCAACCGCTGGTATCTAAACGACATGCAGCGCGGCGAGGTTGTGGAAGATTTAGATGTCAAACGCGAGGATTTTGCCCGCGTGACCGACGTTATTCCGGTGTCTGACCCCCACATCTTCAGCGAAACCCAGCGGATGGCCCAAACCCAAGCGGTTATGGCCATCATGAAGGACAACCCTGAGCTGTTCAACAAGAAAGTGGTGATCCAGCGCTTCCTGAAGCAGATCAAAGTGCCCGGGATCAACGAAATCATGGTTGACGTGCCCTCGCCGGTCAAAATGGACTCGGCCAACGAGAACGTTGCCATGGCCATCGGCCAAGGTGCCTATGCCTACCCCGAGCAGGACCATCTTGGCCACATTCAGGCCCACTTGGACTTTGCCAAGAGCCCAATCTTTGGCGGCAACCCTATTATTGCGCCAACATACCTGCCCAAGGCGGTTGAGCACATCAAGCAGCACATCGTTCTCTGGTATTTGAGCCGCATGACGGGCTATGTTCAGAAGGCTATGGGCCAGAAACTCCAAGACTACGACTTGCAGAAAGACCCCAAGGCGGTGGACAAGCTGTTTGCCTTGGCCTCGCAGCACGTTGAGATGGACGCCGACGAGACGCTCAAGGGCATCATGCCAATCATCCAGCAGTTGGTACAGAACCTGCAAAAGTTCAAACCTCAGCCACAGATGACACCAGACACCAAGGTGCTGCTGGACACCAGCATGGCCGAGACCCAGCGCCGAGCCAAGCGCGACGAGGCAGAGATGGACCTCAAAGACAAGGCTCTGGCGGCCAAGATTGAAATCGATATGGCCAAACTGCAACAGGACCAAAAGGAAGCCATGGAGGACCTGCAACTCAAGCTGGCCATTGCTATTGGCGACCGAGACATGAAAGAGCGCATCGAAACAGCCCGCCTAACACGCGATGCGGCGAAGCTCAATTTTGAGCAAGTCAAGGCTGAA